AACAACGCAAAGAAATAAAAGAGTTATCATGAGACTCGTTTGCGATGACGTCAACATAACATACTACTACGTGGATGATGAAACAGGAACGCACCTGAGTCCACATTTTGATTATGAAGTAGATGCTACGCAGTGGAAGTACAATATTGAAAACAAAGTTTATGAAGAATTGCAAAACAAAATGAGAGAAGTAAAATGATTCTAGTTGATTACAGCCAAGTAGCACTGGCAAACTTTCTGTCATTCAAGGCAGAACTAACACGTGGCTCTGAGGCTGAGATCATTAATCTCATTCGTCATACTACTTTATCTACTCTAAAGCACTACAAGAAAAAGTATGGCAATGAGTATGGTGAGATGGTTATCTGTTGCGATGGTCGTAAGTACTGGCGCAGAGAATTCTTTGAACACTACAAAGCTGGTCGCAAGAAAGCACGTGATGCATCAGACCTTAACTGGACTTTGATCTTTGATACGCTGTCTCAGTTACGTAACGACCTTGTTGAGAATTTTCCATACAGGGTTCTTCATCTCGATCGTGCAGAAGCCGATGACATTATTGCTGTGCTTGCAAAGTACTCGCAGGAGAATGTACTAGTTCAACAGGGATTGGTAGAAGAGCCACAAAAAGTTCTTGTCCTTTCTTCCGATGGTGACTTTATCCAACTGCAAAAGTATGACAACGTAACTCAGTGGTCACCGATGCAAAGAAAGTATATCAAGACAACCATGAAAGAACTTCATGAGAAAAAGATTACTCACATTGTTAAAGCTGGTGATGATGGCATTCCAAATATCCTTTCAGCCGATGATGTATTCGTTAAAGGCGAGCGTCAAAAACCAGTAAGTGCCAAGCGACTTCAAGAGTTTATTGAGAATGGTTTTCTCGCATGCAAGAACGATGATGAACGTCGCAACTGGCATCGGAATTGCACGTTGGTTGACTTTGATCACATCCCAACAGATATTGAACAAGACGTTATTACAGCTTATATAAATAGTAAACCTGTCAAAGATAAGATGAAGATTATGACTTATCTTGCCAACCATCGATGCAAACTTTTATTAGAAGAACTTGAGGACTTTTATGGCTAGATTTATTCCTGAGATGCTTACGGAGATCAATGGTGATCCCAAGACACTTGAGAAGTGGAAAGACAATGCGGCACTAAAGATATTGTTTATGCATGCATTTGAGAAAGAACATAAGTTTGTGTTGCCAGAAGGCGACCCACCATATACAGAAGATGCTGCGCCAATTGGTATGTCACCAACAAACTTTACGCAAGAGATGCGTAGGTTGTATGTGTTCTGTCGTGCAGATCTTCAACCGATCAAACGTGAAGCATTGTTCATTGGATTGCTGGAAAGCATTCATCCAAGTGAAGCAAAGATTTTGTTGGCAGTAAAGGATCAGAAACTAAATAAGATGTATCCAAAGATTACCGCAAAGCTGGTTGCTGAAGCTGGTATGATTACCTTACCTGTCAAAGAAAAGAAAAATGTCTAACACAATCATTTACATACTGACTCAGATGGCAACAAAGTCCCAGCCGAAGTGCGCAGTGCCGAATTCGAATCATCTTTGGTTTGTATCTATCGTGACTATCGCACAGCCCGACTGGTTGCCGTAACCTTTAACTGGGTCAAGGAAACGTCCTCATGGAAGTCCTCAGATGGCTTTACAAGCGACTTTTCGGTTGAGTCTGTGCCAAGGGAAGAGGTTTCGGTTCGGATCCCTTAGAGGGCGATCTAGCCCTCCCGTAAGTTGTTGATTTTGCAGGGAATTCTTCCCTAGCCCCTAATAACCCTACCGAGTGTAGGGTTTTTCACATTTCGCTTGACGGAAATTCACTTTTCATGCATAATTACTTTATAGTGATTAGAAAAGGAAATGAAATGCGTGGAACACTTCGTACTTTGATCGGTTTCGTGATCGTGTTTGGTGCAGTTGGTGGCATCGACAATTCCACTGATTCAGAATTGTTGTTGTTGGTCGGCATCGCCAGTGCTGGCATGTTGTTAATGTTTTCTGGCGTAAAAGCCATGAAGGAGATCTCATGAACGTATATGAAGGTGTTGACATGGCAGAAGTCAATCGTGACTTGGAAGACATCGCAAACAAAGAACGTGAAGCGATGACCGAAGTTGAATTCGAAGCCATGATGGATGCGATGGAAGCTGACTACCTCGCAAAGCAGTACGAAGCCGAATCGTATGATTTAGATGCAACTTATTATGGAGTGAAGTAATGAACAAAGAATTAAAAGCACTGGTGATTAAAGCAGGTGCACCGCCACCATTGCTTGACGAAATTTGGTTTANCATCTTCTGNCAGCAATTTGCAGATGTGTTGTTGACTCAGGTTGAACAGGATGTTATAGAGAAAGAAATTAATGAATAAATTTGCAGCAATGAAACAAAAGAATGCGATTGACAGTGAGATTCTGTTAATCACGCAGGAAGAATGTGCCGAAGTAAGCCAAGCGATTAGCAAGGTTTTTCGGTTTGGTATGGATGATGAATACAAAGGCATCACTAATCGTGAACATCTCGAAGAAGAGATCGGTGACCTGATGTGTATGATTGATCTGTTGATTGAGAATGGTATCGTTAGCGAGTCGGCAGTAATGACTGCAAAGAACGAAAAGATGAACAAGCTGATGACATGGTCTGGCATTTTTAAGGAGCAGGTATGATTACGATTAGTGGAATTACCAAGCGTCAAAAGCGCATGCTAAACATCATGTGGAATTTGGATACCGAGGAAGACTACTTTGAGTGGTATGAATCTTTGGATGCCGAGTTGCAAGCTGAAGCGGATCTGCTACAGCGTTTGGTGATCTTGGAATCGTATGAAGAAGATCTCGGTGACTGTGTTGATGCCAAGAAAGTTCTTGGAAAATTTGCCAAACTTGACTAAGTCTGGTATACTTGTCGGTGTCGGTTATGATAAAGGATTATATTATGTATGATATTGAAGAAGAAAAACCCAAGCATGCCACTGGCTTGATGGGTATTGATTACGAGACAGCGGATCGAATCACTCGGTTGACTTTAACTGAGTACCGAGATCGGTTGCAGAATGAATTGGACATGTGGAATGCAGATCCTCAGGATGAGACTAATCCCGATGGGTACTGGATGCATCCCGAAGATGTAGTGCGTAACTGCAAGACAGTTAAACTTATTGATGTGCTTTTACAAGATTTTGGTGGAGAATTATATGCCTAATTGGTGCACTAACAGCGTAGTTATTTCTCATGATGATGAGACACTTATTGATGCCTTGGAACAGGAATTGATGAAGGGTGATGATGCCAAGGTGTTTAATCATCTTGTGCCTCGTCCAGTCGAAGAGGAAGAAAACTGGTACGCATGGAACATCAACGCATGGGGTACAAAGTGGGATATAACTCCGTATGATTGGGATCGTGATGGTAATTCTATCACTATGTCTTTTGATTCGGCATGGTCGCCACCGATTAATCTGTATGAAACACTGACTGAAGAAGGTTGGTATGTTAATGCAAAGTATCATGAGCCTGGATGTGTATTCATTGGAAAGTTTGAAGATGGCTTTGATGAATATTATGAGTACGACATTACAGACGAAGATGCAATCAATGAGTTGCCAGAAGAACTGATTGAGTTCGGTAACCTGTTGGAAGAGCATGAGAATTGGAAAGAAAATAATGAAGCTACAGACGAAACTGAAGATTGAAAATTTCTTTAATCAGATTCAGCGTAACTTTACGTTGATGGAATGGTTCGTCATAATGCTGGTTGTTTACATGTTGGGTAATGTATTGTTTAACTGGATCTTTAGATGAAACAAAAGTGGGTTGATGCGTTTATGGATACAGCAGAGCGATTTGCTCAGTTGTCTAGTGCAACACGATTAAAGGTTGGTGCGGTAGTTGTAAAAGACAATCGCATCATCTCGATCGGCTACAATGGTATGCCAGCTGGATGGACTAATGAATGCGAGGAGTTGGTTTATCGTATCGCAGAAGAGCCGATACTTAAAACGAAAGATGAAGTTATCCATGCTGAAGCCAATGCCATAGTTAAGTTAGCCAGAGATGGCGAAAGCGGAAATGGCAGTGTTATGTTTTGTACTCATGCGCCATGTGTGCAGTGTGCCAAACTAATCTATGGTGCAGGGATATCCAAGATGTTCTATCGTGATGCGTATCGGGATAACAATGGCTTGGACTTCCTTACAGCTACAGGTGTTGAGGTAATCCCTTACAAAAAGTAAGGTAATTATAAAATACTTGACGGAAATTCAAAAGTGATGTATAATTGGTTATAAATACTTAAATGGAGTTCAAAATGAAAAAGATCGTAAAATTTGCAGTTGCTTCTCTTGTGGTTTCTTTTGGCTTTGCATCGACAGCGCATGCATGGGGCGAAAGAGAACAAGGTGTTCTTGCTGGTGTCGCTGGTCTTTGGATATTTCAACAATTGTCCAAGCCACAAGTTGTAGTTCAGCAACCACCAGTTGTGTATGCTCCTCCGCAAGTTGTGT